TGAGTGTTTCATCGATATTGCTCCAAACTTATCGGAACGTGAGACTGCGATCGCTATCGCACACGAGTTAGTCCATGCTCGCCAACTGGCGGACGGGCTTGACTTTTGCGAAGAAGAAGCGTATAATTTAGAAACTATCTTGACTGAGAGGTGTTACCATTGAAACTGATTACTTTGTCTGCTGGTTATGACGATTTCTCTCACACTGAAGAGGAAGGGTTTCCACCCGAAGAAATGGAGTGGCGTATTGTTCAACTGGCTGAAGAACGATTCCCTGGCTATCAACAGATCTTTGGTTTCGACAGTGTGGGTCTCCCGACTGTCGATCTGATTAAAGCTGGTCGTATTGAACACCGTATGAAATTTGAGGTAGAGTAGTATGAGAGAAAGTGAAAAACAATTGAAGGAATCATTCGATAGAGTGGAGGCTGCATTTGATCGATGGGATGCCGCTGCGGATCGTTTTGAACGGAAACTGATCATGATGCCATTCATAGTGGTGGGTGCAGTTGTCGGATCTAAATTACTAGCGATGTATTTTCTATGAGTGATATGAAATTTACAACGGCAGGTGATATGATGGAAAATGGATTCCGGAAAATGCAACGCCGTCTCGAACAAGAAGGTTGGTACGTGGGGTGGAACGAACCCTGTTGTCAATCTTGTGCATGGGCTTGTCTTCCAGATTATCTTGGTGCTGTCTATAATGATGAAGGTTACCTAGTTCATCCAGAAACAAAAGAAGAATTAGACTACACCACTCGCGATAAGGTCTACCGTGAGGTTGATCTGTCCAAAGTTCTGTTCAACCACTCACAAGACTGTGAATACTACATCGAAGGTGAAGAGTGTCCAGATTGTCATGGCGAAGGTTACGATGAAGAAGATGAAGAGTGTATGACGTGTTTTGGTAAAGGCGAGATCGAAGAGGGTTTTGATCCGTCTGAGTACGACACATCGGTTGATGGTTTCATCTGCAATTCACCAGAACAACAAACAGATTCTTACTTCTGTTTTGACGGGAGTAAAGAGGGAGTCGAAAACTTCAAGGCCATCATTCCGATTATTGAAGAGTGTGGCGTAAGTATAGATAGTTTCGATGAGAGCGGGAAGACCCGCATATCACTGTCATGGGACTAAAGAGAGTAGTCGACCAATACTGGGTCGAGGTGTTTGCTCTGGGGGTAATCTTTAGTATGTTAACAATTTTTACCGGAGCTATGTTATGAAAAAGAAACGAGATTACGACTTACAGGTCGTAGAAAAATTACGGGGTAGTCGTCACTACACCAATCAATTCGCACGAGACCAAGCGCACAATCTACGCGCCATGTTGCGCGATTATCTTTATGTCAATACCTTTGGAGCTTACAATGGTCAACAAGCAGTCCAACACGTCAAGGCGGGACTCAAAGCAATCTACTGTTCTGGATGGCAAGTCGCCGCGGCGGCAAACTCTACTCAAGACGTTTATCCGGATCAGTCCCTCTATTCTGTCAATTCTGTTCCTAACGTTGTGCGTTCTATCAATAACGCTTTTAAACGTCAAGACCAAATATCTTATCTTGAAACCGGAAGAGGGTTTAAGTATGCTCCCATTATTGCCGACGCTGAAGCAGGATTTGGGGGAGTTTTAAATGCGTATGAACTTGCTAGAAATCTTATCGATGCAGGGGCTGCGGGAGTCCATTTCGAAGATCAACTCGCATCTGAAAAAAAGTGCGGTCACTTGGGAGGAAAGGTTCTTATACCTGTATCTGCAGCTGTGCGTAATCTTAATGCTGCCCGTCTTGCTAGTGATGTTGCCGGCACTGATACTGTGGTCATTGCACGAACTGACGCTGAGTCTGCTAAGTTACTTTCATCTGATGTAAGTGACATCGACAAACCCTTCATCAAACGAGTTGCACAAGGATCTCAAGGTTCGATTAAGTGTCGAACTGCTGAAGGATTTTATCAACTCAAAGAAGGAATGGGTCTTGAATACGGTTGTGTTCGGGGACAAGTATACGCAGAGTATGCAGACCTAGTCTGGTGTGAGACATCTAAACCCTGTTTAAAAGAAGCGAAACGATTCTCAGACGCGGTGAAGGGTGCAGTACCGGACGCAATGTTGGCGTATAACTGTTCGCCATCATTTAACTGGAGAAAGTCAATTCCAAACAATAAAGAGTTACGTGAATTTCAAGGTGAACTCGCAAAGATGGGTTACGTGTTCCAGTTTATTACTCTTGGGGGATTTCATTCAACAAATTTGTCAGTGTTTAACTTCGCACGTCAATACAAAAGTGACGGCATGTTGGCCTACGCAGATTTACAAGAGGCAGAATTCCATGCAGAACAATATGGATATACAAGTACGAAACACCAAAGAGAAGTCGGAGTGTCCTATTTCGACGCGATTACGACGGCGCTTGGTAGCGGTTCGACAGCGGCGTTCAAAGGTTCAACGGAAGAAGAACAATTCTAATATTTGTATCTGGGACTTGGAGAACGAAGGATGAGAAAAATTACCATTGCTTTATTCTTCAGTCTTTTGTATACTGGTTGTTCAACGGTTGATGATGACCGCATATGCCTCGATTGGGATTCGTCGATCGAGGTGGTTGAAGATTGCACACCACTCTACGGTAACATAATCTGTGTCGTTAAAGAGAAACCACGATATTGGTGTGTTCTATACGAGGAAAGTGAAGATGAGGTTTTACTCAACAAGTCATGACTATTCAGGTCGTAAACGTAAACCCAACAAAGTCAAAGGAGAAGTCTATGGGAAATTCAAGGCACCGGCATTCCGTCCGCTTGAGACAAGAAAGCAGCCGTCGTATTCAGATGTTAGATGCGCGGAGGGACAGCAGTACCCCAGTCGGTCAGACTTCGCAACACCAGAGTCGTGTTCGAAACCTGAACGAAAAGAGTACACCGGAACGCTCGTGAAGGGAATTTCCACATTGCACAAATCAAACGCAGTGCCGATTCTGTCTCAGGATGAGGCCAAAGAACACGCGAGGATGCGAAGATGAGAAACTTAATCGCAACGACAGTTGCATTTTTATCAATGTCAGTGAGCGCACAACCTCACATGTTAGATGGTCCTATTCATCTACAAGAGTGGTCGGTTTTCAATGAAGACTTTCGAGTCGCTTCCGTTGATGATCGGTTCGCCGATATTCGAGGAAAGTGGGTACAGTGTGCCGCATGTCATGGGTCTCAGGGTCAAGGTGGTATCGGGCCCGCACTAGTAGGTCAAAGTGCTGATGACATTATTAGTAAATTGATGGCATACAAACGAGGTGAGACAGTCGGTGCACAGTCGATAATGATGTGGCCTCAAGCAAAGGGACTGACCGATGGTCAGATTGGAATGATTGGAGTGTTTGTACAGGAGGGCTTTCCAGAGTCATGAGAGGACAGAACGTGTTGAAGTCGCGCCGTGAGGGTGCGTTGGAGCGTCTCAAGAACTCAGTGTTCTTTGAGAAAAATGGTCGCACCGAAGAGGCGTGGCAGAAACGAAAAGATCAAGAGATTGAAAATCTTGAGATCGCATTGGGTATTCGTACCCCAAGGAAAAGATGATGCAAGAGAGGATTGAGATTCTCCACTGGATTGAAAGTATCGTCCAGTGGCATCATGACCGGAATCTTATTGAAGGTGCCAATGATAAGGATCAGTACATGAAACTGATTCAGGAGTGCGGAGAACTTTCTGATAACATTTGTAAACAGAGAGACATCTCAGACGACATTGGTGATATCATGGTAGTTCTGATTAACATTGCAGAACGTAATGGGTTGTCTTTAACTCACTGTCTTGAAGTAGCTTATAATGACATCAAAGATCGTAAAGGTAAAATGATCGATGGTGTATTTGTAAAAGAGGATTAATTATGGAACCAATTTTTTATCTTTATATTGCGGTAACGTTGTATTGTGTCGGTATGATGGTCTATCTTTCGTTCAACTCTTTAAGGTTCAACAAACGCCAAGTTGAGATCGATCGTGACTTCTACAAAAAAATGTACGAACTTGAAAAAGAGAAAGGAGTGAACTTGAATGGATAGGGTAACGACTGCGACGGTCGCACTGACCTATAAACAACGCGAACAGGTGGCGCGTGATTTCTTGATTGATTTACTAGAAGACATCGAACACGTGCCTTTTCAAGACCCGTCAATGGTGGACGCGATGAATCGCATCATTGCGTTTTGCAGTCCGCCTGGCTCTTGGGAGGATGGTAAGTATGACAAGTGAAATGAATCCTGAAGTAGTTGATGAATTGAAAAGACGCTTCGAATTGATAATGGATAATTTTGATAATTTAGATCCAATCGAAAGAGGTTCTACCGGAAGTATGGTAAGACTACATGCAATGCTCGCTCCTATTGGATATCCATTTAAACCATTACCTTGGATGGATGAACAGTATTTAACGCCCGTGATGAGTGATGAAGAGTTTCACAGTGATTTGTATGATCCGTTATTTGCATCAATGATGGCGATGGTTCAGAAAAAGACAAGGGAGTCAGTATGACAAGTGATCCGTATAAATACCTTTGGCGCGAAGAAATTCAAAACGACAAACTCCCGTCAGAGTATCCCTTGCACACATACATCACGCGGGGAACAACATTGTACGGTTATGTTCAGCGTGGTTCTACAGACATTACTTGGTTCAAAACACCAAAACAGAGTTGGTCACCTAGTCGTAGACGGTTCAGGAAACTGAACAAAAGGGAAATTGACTTTTATATTCAAAAGTCTTATGAGGTTGAAAGTTTCTCTCTCGCCGCCTAATAATTAAGTACGGGGAGAATAATAATGTACGAATATAGATGTAAACTTTTAAAAGTAGTAGATGGTGATACCGTTGATGTCGACATTGAGTTGGGGTTTGGTGTCGTTCTTTCAGATGAACGAGTTCGTATTATGGGCATTGATACCCCCGAATCTCGTACCTCTGATAAGGTAGAAAAGTTATTTGGTCTTGCTGCAAAAAATAGACTCAAAGAACTTCTTGGTAAGAAAGCTGTTCTCAAAACACAGATTGCCAAAGATGGTGAAGACATGAAAGGTAAATTTGGTCGAGTTCTTGGCGACTTTAATGTTTATGATTCACGCACAGATTCATGGCGTCCAGTGACGCAAGTTCTTATGGACGAGGGTCATTGTGTCGACTACTACGGTGGCAGTAAAGAAGAGATTCAAGCAAAACACATGATCAATCGACAACGACTTCTTGACGAGGGTGTGGTTGATCGTGCAGCTTACGATAAGGCTGTTGCAATCATGGAGAAAAAAACGTAGTTGACCATTATTCACGGCATGAATGTCGAAAATTCATAATTAAAATGATAAGGGGGCTTTACAAGTCCCCTTTTTTATGAGATAATTACTACGTAATTTGAGATGGAGATTTGTTATGGAAAATTTGAAAGGTCGTGTAGTTCAGATCAACTCTGGTGCGATGTGGTGTGAACGCATGGGTGAGGTCATTGATGATCGTGGTGAACAGGTTGCTGTTTACTTCCCACCTATCAGTAGTGCTGAACAGTCTGAAGTCAAGTATTTCGCCAAGTATCGATTGCTTTGCAGTGAGTACGCCTTCTGTGATGTTCCTAGTGCGGTCGGTGTCTACTTGATCGCGAAACCAATTATTGATGAGGCTGCGTAATGGAACCGATTCGAGATTTTTCTAAGAAAGAATATCTGCGTCCCCAGAAACAGATCAGTTCGTCTGAGTTTGTCGCATGGGGAGTTCTGGTCTGCATGGGTATGGCGTTGGGGTTCATGATGGGGTACGGACTACTGTACACCTAGTGTATTATTCGAGATGAGGATTTAGTTATGCGTCGTAATGGAATTTATTCGTTTCTTTACAGGAACGGTCAAGACGGTTCGTTTTGTGTAAAGATTGGTAGATCAAAAGACATTGATCGTCGTCTTCGACAACATCGACAAACTAATCCAAGCATAACAGTTGGCCCTACTATTGAACTACCACTCGATCGATGTACCGTAGATCTGGAACATTGGATTCATAGAATGATGCGTGAGTGGTTTGACAGCCCCTATAAAGAACATTATAGGTTGCCTACTGAGGATTGGATCGAGTTTATGGAAGGTGGTTTTTTTCAAGATGTGTCCGAATCTATTTCATGAATGATGAGTATTCACCAAATAAATGAGCCAGGGGCTTTACAAATCCCCAAATGTATGAGACAATTACCCTGTAATTTGATGATAAGGAGTTTTGTTATGAGTCAGTCAATTTTAGTCCAGCAAGTTTGCAACGTTTACCGTCAGTCTTTCCGTCCAAACGATCCTGAGTTGGAATCGGGTGATGTCATCGAGTTTGTGGCTTACTGTTTGGGTTTCTATGGTCACGGTGGTATCTATGACTACGGGTTCTCTTTCGAGGAAGTTTGTCAAGGTCTGATCAAACGGTTTAGTTACCGTCCATCATTGGACTTTGACGGTGACACTGTCGATCGTGAGTTAGTTTGTGAGATGGTTTTTGAGATTCGTGAACGAAAGGAGTGTGCGTAATGCATGATGCAGTAATTGGTAACCTTTATAACGAGATGATGTGTCTCTCGGAAATCCGTGGGGAGTTGTCTCCCGAAGACAACGCACGTGTTGAGGCGCGTATTGCCGCGCTCCAACTCCAAATTGAGAAACTTGAAAAGGCAGGTGAGTAGTGTACGTTTTTCACGATGCAATAGGTCGTGCGATGGTGCCTCGCACCTACCATGAAGTGTTAGTTTGTGAAGAAAAGGCTATGAGAAGAAACCGCACTCCAATAATGATTGAAGAAATCGATGAAATGGAGTATTGGCAAGAATTGACAAATCTTCATTATGAAATAGAATGTGATCGTTTAGAGGATAGTTATTTTGAATGTGTATAAAGAGTTAATGTTTGATCGCCCGTACTACGGTGCCCCTGAACACTATTACAACGAGTACCTTCGTAACCATGCGAAGAAACAGAACAAAGGTTCTCGTGGTAAGGACTCCGAACGTCAGAAGACCTATGAGGCTGAGTGGCGTTACCAAGCGAACCACGGTTCGGGTCGTGAGTTCACCGACATCAATGAAGTCCAGAAGTATGTGGACAAGATCACCAAGTCGAAGACCTACTCGAAGTTGGTTGCAGAGGGTTCGAACATTGAACGTCTCTTCACCAATAACCGTGTTAAGGTTGCGACTAAGTATCGTAACACTGGCCGAGGAACTGCGGGTCGAGCGACTCAAGGTCACATCACCCTTGACACCAAGGTCGGTATGAATGAGTACACCGTACTCCACGAACTGGCGCACTGCGTTGGTCACTGGCACCACGGTCGTTCGTTCCGTCAGTGTTTGTTGAAGTTGGTCTCACGATTCATGAGTGCCGCTGATGCACAGTTTTTGAAAGAAGAATTCAAGGCGGGTAAGTTGTCGGTTGGAAATGCCCGTAAACCAATGACGTTTGATCAGTGGATCGCGTCGAAAAACAGAATGGAGAAAATGCGTAATGGAAATTAATCAAGTGGTAACAGTGGTTGCGACAACCGGTGCTGAGTATGTTGGTAAGTTTCGTGATGAGACTACTGATGGCTATATTATTGGTGATCCACACATTGTGACACCGGATGGAAACAATCTTGGTTTTATGCCTACTGTCGCAATGACAGGTGAACCCAAGATTGGTGAAGTGAAGTTTATGAAGGCTGGAGTTATTCTGATAGTTAAGACTGCGGAAGCTGTAGAGAAAGAGTATCGCAAAGCGTCAAGTGGGTTGATACTATGATGGCTTGGGATACAGTTGTTTTATCACTACTCGCTTGTACTCTGTTAACAATCTGGTGGGTCATCGAGGGAGGTGACGATGACACCTAAAGGTAAGGGTGATCCAATGGTACGTGCACAAGGTCGTACCAAACCCGATCGTAACTGGTACCCCGAAAACTTCGACTGGTACATCAAGTGGATCGCGTCGATTCTGATTCTGATCTCTCTTGCAATGCGGTCTGCGGGCATCGACTACCGAATGTATGATCTGGGGTTTGGTCTCGCTGGGATCGTTCTCTGGACATGGGTATCGATCATCTGGCGTGACCGTGCATTGATCATGTTGAATGCGATCTCTGGTTTTATGTTAGCAGTAACTATTTTGAGGGAATGGTAATGAACGAGAAACACGTCGCGATGTGGGTGTACTACACCTATCGTTATCACAAGGATTTGCCGAAGTGGTTGCAGAAGGATCTGGAGAAGGCAAAAGAAATTTTAGGAATTGTGTAATATTTACGCTTTACTTTGTTATGAAAATATCGTATAATGTTCTTGAAACATTGGATAATTAATTGAGGAAATATTATGTCACATATGGTTGAAACAATGGCTTACGCGGGTGAGGTTCCATGGCACGGTCTTGGAACTAAGGTCTCTGCGGATCTTACACCCCGTCAGATGATGGAGAAGGCTGGTTGCGATTGGGAAGTGAACAAGGTTCCTACCTACGCGGGTGAGGAAATGATTCCCACTGGTGCTTCTGCTCTGGTTCGTTCTTCTGATAACAAAGTTCTCGCACCAATGGTCGGTGACAACTGGGAACCTGTCCAGAACGTCGAAGCGTTTGACTTCTTCACTGAGTATTGTCTCGCTGGTGATATGGAGATGCACACTGCGGGTTCTCTCGCAGACGGTAAGAACGTCTGGGCTCTCGCGAAGGTGAACGAGTCGTTCGATGTTCTTGGTGATGACCAAGTCGATTCTTACCTGTTGTTCTCTAACCCACACCAGTACGGTAAGTCACTCAACGTGCGCTTCACTCCGATTCGCGTGGTTTGCAACAACACTTTGACGATGTCTCTCTCAACGAAGGCAAAGAACGAGGTCGCACTGAATCATCGCCGCAAGTTCGATCCACAGATGGTCAAGGATCAGTTGGGTATTGCACACGAGAAGTTCGCGCAGTACAAAGAGGCTGCACGGTTCCTCGCGAAGAAGCGAGTGACTGAAGAGAACTTGGTTCAGTTTTTCAACAACGTGTTCCCAATCGCGGACAAGAGTGTTGAGGTCAAGACCTACAATGATCTGTCTCGCACTGCGAAGCGAACCTACGATGTCCTTGAGACTCAGCCTGGCGCAAACTTCGCGATGGGTTCATACTGGAACGCAGTCAACGCAGTCACTTACATGACTGACCACGAGTTGGGTCGCAACGCTGACACTCGTATGCAGTCTGCATGGTTCGGTGCAAACCAGTCCAAGAAACTCAAGGCGATGAACCTTGCACTTGAAATGGCGGAGGTAGCGTAATGTTGATAGACATTCCGGAACCCAAAATCCACTACTGTTCATATGATGAGATACCGTCGGAGGTTCGACGGTTCATTCTCGATGAGTCTGGAGAACGACGTGTAAAGCGCGTCACTCTCGCAAAGTGTAGTGAATATGCGAATGACTTTTATGAACTCAAGAAGCAGGAAGAAAAGTTGCGAGAGTTTGAACTTCATGTTCAACGTAATGGGTCGAAAGTATGTGTGAAAAAGTACCAAGATTTTCAGTCAGTTGCTGTTGCGTTTGATCGTGAGATCGACTATAATATAGGTTCTCGTGGGGTGACTATGGTCATCACACAGGCAGGTCGTCCCCTGCGTGGTTACTTGAACGGACGTGTCATCGAAAAGAGAAGTATTTACGATGGCATCACTACTGGTGAATTTTATGGAAATTATGGATAGTTTTTTAGAACAGACAAAGAGTTTTGCGCGACGAGCCCATGAAGGGCAAGTCCGCAAGTACACAGGTGAACCCTATGTTGAACATGTGCTTGCGGTAGGTCTCATGTATCAGACGTATGCGGAAAGTGTAGATACTAATGCATTGTACGCTGCAATTTTACACGACACTGTAGAAGATTGTGACGTTACAATCGAAGAGATTCAAAGTAAGTTTGGAGATAAGGTTGCAGAGTACGTTTGGTATCTGACCAAACCCGAATCGTTTGTTGGTGACCGTGCACAACGTAAGGCATTAGATTGTGCGCGACTTGCACTTGCTCCCTCAGTTGTTCGATTTATCAAGACACTAGATATAATGCACAACGCGAAGAGTATCAAGAAGGAAGATCCTCAGATGTGGTCAACATGGCGAATTGAAATGCGTCACCTACTTGACGCCATGAAGGCACGATCTGTTTGGTTAGAAAATGTTCATCCAAGTGCGTTTAACATGTATGACAACTTTTATGCGGAGTTGATAGCCGAACTGTGAGTTCCCCTCACCAGTGGGAGGTGCAATGCCTCCACTCCGCTCCATTTCTCTCTTCGGGTGCTTTACGCACCCTTTTTTTCGTGTTATTATAAATACAATGAGAAAAAGGGAGAACCCATGGCTTACGATTTTTTTCCAGAATCAGTAGAAAAGTTACAAGAAGGTATAAAAACTTTCCCCACTGACGTGCAAGCAGAAATCGTAGGTATGTACAGGTATCTCTCTGACAAACACGGCACTAAGACACCTATTAACATTGATAAGGCAAAACCCCGAAACGTAAATATTAGTCGTTCGTTAGCAGAAGACACCACAATTCCCCTGATCAAATCGAATGCAAAGTTACAAAAGGTCAATATTAAGTTCGGTAATGGTTCATCGGGTAATCGTGGTGTAAATAATCGCGGTAATCTTTTCGAACCACAATTTGCTGAGGCATTGTTAAAGTGGTGGGCGGGTGAAATAATCACCGATACAGCCATGAAAAATGCAATTGAACATCTCGATAAAACCTACAACATTCGATCAAGTTCGAAGTTTAAGGTTGATATTGTTGGTGGAGAAAATACACGAAGACCCCTACGATTCGGTCCACCTATTGAGTTGACAAATCCAAAGGGACAGGGATATGATGTGGGTCAGTCTGTTACTGACATTACATTGCACATAGACAACGGTCCAATCTTTTTATCTCTAAAGTTGGGTGCTACTGTTACCTTTTTCAATGTGGGTGTGAGAACAGTTCTTACCCCTCAAGAGATAAAGGCGAAAAAAATTACAAACAATAACGGTCTGCAAATTTTAAAGTTGTTTAATCTTGATCATGATAAATTTTGTGATGTGTTCAATCAAGAATATACACCAACTGCAAGTGATCCTTTCATGGTAAGAACAACTAATTTCGATCGAACTGGACTGAAAAAACTATTACAATCGGGGGTCGGTTATGGTTATCACGTGATTCATAAAATGCGTGGTAGTATATTATCGAAGAAAATGGATCAAGAGGCTATGAGAAAGTCAGCGGAACCACAATCGTTGACTATTTTCTATGGGGGTAAAACAGGACGTGGACGGAGAGTTGACATGGTGGTTGAAACTCCGTCTTACATAATGCAACTCAACATACGAGACACACAGGGTGCGGACGGATACCCAACTCGAATGATGTGCAACTTTACAACTAAGTGAGGAAAAATGAGAGAAAGAATCGCAAGATCAATGACTATGTTTTTTCGTTTTTTTGCGGATATGTTATTTAAACAAAATTATGCGAAACGCGCATTAATTCTGGAGACTGTTGCGGGTGTGCCCGGCATGGTAGGTGGTATGTTGACACACCTACGAAGTCTTCGCAAAATGGAACGGGGAAACGGTTCAAAAATACATGAGTTACTTGCAGAAGCTGAAAATGAACGTAAACATTTGATGTTCATGATGGAGATCGTTAAACCAAACGTTTTCGAAAGAATATTAGTGGTGTTCATTCAATTTATATTTTGGCACTACTATCTTATAATGTACATATTATCCCCAAAACTGGCACATAAGATGACAGCCTGTTTCGAAGAGGAAGCAGTCAGAAGTTATGATAAATACTTAGAATTAATTCGAAAAGGTGTGATTGACGATACAACACTCGCACCTCAAATTGCTATAGAATATTATAACATGAGACCAGATGCAACATTGTATGATATGTTGGTTTGTATTCGTAATGATGAACAAAAACATGCAGAGGTAAATCACAAATACGCTGAGGAATAAAAAAAATGGCACAGTACAGTGTACAAAGGCAAAATCATTATGGACAGAGGAACTTTGACCTACATGAAGTTATCATGTTGGCTGACCAGAACGGAAATATCATCAACTCATTTGGTAGTGCTTCGAATATTCCGATTGCCGCGGGCGAGGTAACTGGATATTCTCATATCAATAAATTTGGCGCAACGGACGGTGATGTGACTGCTGGCACAGTTTGGGATGGTAATAGCGGATCAACAACTTATCCATATCCAGCAAACAGTGTACTTACTCTTGCTGGTGATGACGATACGAGTGATGATGGTGAAGCAGTTGAAGTTCAAGGTTTAGACGCGAGTTACAATTCTGTTACTGAAACTATTAACATTGGATCATCTGGATCGACAGTATTTTCTCGTATATTTCGTGCACGTATGGTCAGTACTGCAAATGGTCAAGATATCAATATATCACAAAGTGGTACAGTTGCAGCTAAAATTCTTGATGGGTTAGGACAAACTCTAATGTCTGTATATACTGTCCCTGCTGGTAAAACTGCATATCTTTTAACATTGCATATGGGATCAGATAAGGCATCAACTAACTCTAGAATGACTTATCGTTTGTTTGCGCGTCCAACTGGTGGTACATTTAACATTAAAGCCAACTTCAATGCCGCGGGAGGTCAGAGTCTTGATATCGAATACCCTGTTCCCTTGAAGTTTGAAGAAAAAACGGATCTAAAAGTAGATGTGGTTGCTGGTCAAGCGACTCAAGTTAGTGCAACATTTGATTTAATTCTAGTTGACAATTAAAAATAAAATTTGTATAAATATTATGTAAATGGTAGTGAATGATAGAACTTGTTATTAACTTTCTATCCTTTGTATTCGAATAATGGCAGAAATCCAATAGGAGGAAAAGTGGCAAAACCGCTTTCTTTTAAAGACTTTATAGCAGTCGACTACTCAGGTGGTTACGATGAATATATCGCCCACCGTATCAAAAGACGACGAAGATCGATTGACACTTCCGAAGAATTAAGTATGCAAGGTCGTCGCGCTCTCGCTCGTGCGATAAAAAGAAATAAAGCAAAAATCAAAATGGGACGCAAGCGTGCGATGCAAAAAACTGCAACGCAAGATGTCATTTTGAAACGCGCACAGAGACAAGCTAGAAATCAAATATTCCAAAAACTCACTAAAGGAATGAGTCGTAGTGAGTTAAGTCCTGCCCGACGCAAAGAGATTGAATCAAAGATTGTTAAGATGAAAGGTCGTGTTGCTGCGATTACACGCAAGTTAATACCACAAGTGAGAAAGGCGGATAAGGCAAGATAATGAAACTCGTACCATCATTTAGTCAGTACTTAGTTGAAGAAGAACGCGAAGTATACTTCACGTTTGGGCGTATGAATCCGCCTCACATTGGTCATGGTAAGCTGATGAATGTTATGTCAGCGAAGGCTGGAAAGTCTCCGTATAAGGTTTACCTGTCGCAGTCACAAGATGCTCGCAAGAATCCTCTTTCTTTTGAACAAAAGATTAAGTACGTTCGTAAGATGTTTCCAAAACATGCACGTAACGTCATCATGGATAAAAAATCAAGAACTCCGATGGACGTTGCGTCTAAATTGTACGAACAAGGATACAACAAGATTAACATGGTTGTGGGAGAAGATCGTCACACAGAATTCACCACCCTGTTAAAAAAGTACAACGGACAGAAGGGTCGTCACGGTTTCTATAACTTTGAGAAGATCAACGTCATTTCATCGGGTTCCCGTGATCCAGATGGCGATGCAGAACAAGGAATGTCTGCAACCGTACAACGTGAAGCCGCAAAGAAAAATGATTTTACTCAATTTTCTCAAGGTCTGCCGAATAGTATGTCTAACAAAGACGCCAAGAAACTGTTCAATGATCTTCGCGTTGGTATGGGACTCAAAGAAACTAAAGAGTTTAAGAACAAAGTAAACTTTGAACCTGTATCTGAAACACGTGAAAAGTACATTGAAGGGGAACTATTTAATGAAGGAGACCAAGTCCGAATCAGATCTGGCGAAACAGGGACTATACATCGCCTTGGGACTAATTACGTTATTGTTGATATTGGTGAAGGTGTTCGCAGACATTGGTTAGATGATGTTCAACGAATTGAAGAGATGAGTACGAGTGATCTAATCAAGACATTCTTTGATCGCAATAAAAACAAGAAGAAGTATGAAAGAGCAGTCAGATTGTTTTTAAACATGCGTAAGAAAAATCCAGGCCAAGCAAACAGAAATCTTCACAAGGTCGCACAGATGACTAACCTTGATATTCGCACCATTGACAAAGTGTTGCGGGATATGGTTAAATCTGGTGCGATGCCAAAACACCTTCTGAATTACCCTAGTCTTCAACAAGAAGAAAATCAACCTGAGTGGGGAACTGACGCTTCTGTAAAGAAAGCGAAGAAGATGACTCCAAATGAAGCAAAGGATGAAGTTGATATTGCTCGTCAGTCAATCGACCGTGAACAGGAACGAGATAACGAAAAATTTAAATCTATGATTGCTCGTGCGAGACTTGCTCGTGCACGTCGTAAGAATCGAGAAGACGAGACAAGAGAAGCAAAGGGCAACCCTGTCGCAAAGAATCTGAACAAGTTTAACAAACCCGCAACGCACAAGGACAAGAAGAAAGATGCGAAACGTGGGTACGTCAAACACAAGGGTCAACTCAATGGCGGAGACTAAGTTAGAAGATCTACGCAAGTGGTTCGGTAAGGGCAAGAAGGGTGATTGGGTTCGAGTCGGTACTGACGGAGAAATCAAGGGTCCGTGTGCACGAGAGCCAGGCGAAGGTAAACCTAAGTGTATGCCTCGTTCAAAGGCACATTCGATGACTAAGAAAGATCGTGCATCATCTGCGCGACGTAAGAGAAGACAAGATCCTATGGCGGATCGGCCTGGAACTGGGAACAAACCCATTATGGTAAAAACGGATAAAAAGGAATCAGTAGAAATGAACGAAGCGTCTGCGACAAATGTCAATAAGATCAGATCAGCGTACAAAGACTTTATGAAAAAGAAGGGTAAAAACTTCGATGATATTGCTATGTCATTGACAATGATTGCAAACCGTATGACTCAACTGGGGCGTGCAGACAGTTCGGGTCGTGGCGATTACAAGGCTGAAAAAATCATAAAGGATGAAGCAAGTCGCATTCAAGGGATTGTTAACAAAACATACAATACAGAGGAGGGCAAAGAGATACGCGCTCTTCTTATAAAACATAAAATTTACGGCAATGGCAGTCCAGGCTCAGCAATACAAAGACTAACACGGGAGTCGGTCAACGAAGCATCAAAAGTTCCCGCAGGGATGAAATTCATTGCTTCCTATGTTTACAAGGATGCGAATGGTAATGACCACACTCACCGTCATCTCCGCAAAGGCACCAAGATGACTGACCCTGTTGTTGTTTACATTGACGATAAAGAATGGAAGACTTTTCAATCATTCACCAAGGCAAAACAAGCAGCTATCAATCACATCAAGGGTATGAAGGAATCGGTAGACATGAACGAATCAACCATGGCTGATCGTCAAGTTGTCAAGGCAGTTCGAATTGCTAAAGACATGGGTGGTAACATGACAGGTGCGGTAAGACGAATCGAAAAGATGAAGAAGGGTCTCTCCGATCATCCTAAAGTTAAGGCTGCATTGCGATTGGCAAACGAGACTTACAAACCAGATGGTGCATTGGAGTCAGTCGAAGAAAAGAATGTACCAACTAACCCCGCACTCTGGGCAAAGTTCAAGGCACAGGCAAAAGCAAAATTCGATGTCTATCCCTCAGCATACGCAAACGGATGGGCTGCAAAGAAATACAAAGCGGCAGGTGGTAGTTGGAAAACCGTAAAGGAGAACACAGAAATGAAAACATTCTGGGAATTGAGAGAAGCAGTTGGTGACACTGCGTTAGCATTCCAGACACCGTATGGTACTGTCACGGCTACTAAAAGAAACACCAAGGGTATGCGTGGCAAACAAGACGCTTATTCTCTATCTCTAAAGACTAAGAGCGGTAAGACTGTTGACCTTGGTAGTCACCCAAACCCAACAAAAGCAAATGTCATGTCCATTGCTAAGAATGTGATGTCATGAAATCTTTTAAAGAAATTCGTAAGAATTGTGGTTGTGGTAAGACACCATGTGAGACATATGGTGAAGCAGTCTCTCCTGCCCAACAGGCAGCGATTGCAATCTCCAAGAAAGAGCGTGGTGAGAAACCAAAGAACGAACGCAAACTTACACCTGCTGAGTTAAAGAAAAGAGAAAAGATCGCGAAGGCAATCGAACGGGACAACCCTGATATGCCTATGGATAAGAAGATGGCAATCGCAACTGCTACAGCGAAAAGAGTTGCTGAGAAGAGAGACGCGAGCAAGTCTGCTTCTGGGTATGACATCTACCACAAAGATTTTTCTATGGCGATGAAACATGCGTATGACTTTGCCAAGAAGAAAGGTTTGATTGTCAAAGATTCAGAGATTGATGATAAGGTTGCTTCTGGTCCACGTAAACCATCTACGGGAAAGACCAACAGTTATATTCTCAAAACGAATAACCCCAAACGTAACCTACACGTTCAGGTCTACAACACGGGTCGTTCGTATGAACTGAATATGTACATTCAATAAGGTATAAATAGATGAAGTATTTTAAGAATTTACGAGAGGCAAAAGACCCCAACGAATACGATCAAGAGGGGGAAATGGCGAAGACTCAACTCAAGACTATCGCACGTAATGCACAAGACTTGATGAATATGTTGGGTGACAATGACAATTTGCCTGAGTGGGTTCAGAATAAGATTACAAAAGCGAATGATTATCTGGACAGCGCGACAGATTATCTAAAGTCGAAAGAAGGCGATGAAGAAGTTTAACGAACACAGATCAGAAAATATCGACTGTAAGTGTGAGTCGTTGTATGAAGAACTCGATTTACAGGAAGCAGAATATCAGGGTAAGAAGGTTACTCTGAATGATCCTGTTCGTGGGGGTTCTAAAAAGTTTTATGTCTACGTTAAGAACGAGAAAGGTAACGTAGTAAAGGTTTCCTTTGGTGATCCCAATATGGAAATTAAAAGAGACGATCCTGATCGAAGAAAATCTTTCAGGGCAAGACACAATTGCGACAATCCAGGCCCTAAGTGGAAAGCACGTTACTGGTCCTGTTGGCAATGGAGAGCGGGGGCGAAAGTTGATAACTGATGGCTACGGAAAGTAATGGCGTCCGGTTAGATCGCATTGAACAAAAATTAGACCGAATGTCTGAAGCAATTGTTCAGCTTGCTCGCGTCGAAGAAAAAATGAACGACTTAGAAGTTCGTCGTGCAGAACAACATGAACGTATGAATCGATTGTCTGAGAAGATAGATAATATCGAAACACACGTTACAACTTTAGTAGAAAAAGTTGCATTTATGCAAAAGTTTTCGTGGGCACTCATCGGTACTGTTGCGACCGTTGTAGGTGCAATATTAACAAATTTTTTATCCTGACCGGAGAAACAAAGAAATGAACTCAATAATGATTAAAAGAATGGCCGAGTTATGGGCAGAAGTTACTGAAAAGCAACTAGATGCCGTAAACCCAAAGGCTCTCAAGAAAAAGTTTGACGATCGAATGGACAAAGACATCGACAATGACGGAGATGTAGATTCTTCAGATGAGTATCTGCACAAGCGTCGTAAGGCGATCGCAAAGAACGAAGCCAAGGACGAAATGGACAAGTGTCCTGACTGCGGTGGGTCTATGGAGAACCACGAACCAGACTGTCCTCGTGCGGAGAAAGCTGATAAGAAAAAGTTGGAAGACGACAAAGATCTTGACGCAGACAACTCTAGGAAGGCATTGAAACACGATTGTGCAACACACGTTACATCTGAACAGTGGGGTTACGGGGAGTGCATATCCGGTCAGCACACACTCGAAGAACAAGAAGATGGCACTGGTGTTGTAACGCACTACGACGTAATGTTCGAACACGGTATTGAGATGGATGTTCCCGTAGAGTCTTTGACAATCGTCGCTGAGAAACATCATATGCACGCTCAGAAGAAGCATAAGGTGAAGGAAGCAAAGCAACCTAATCAGTCTGGTGCAAAAGCAGAACCATTTTTGAATAAGTTCAAGGGTAAAGGTTCGCAGGACATGGCAAAGGACAACAACGTTGATGATCCTAAGCACGCTGAAATCACACCTGAAGAAGAAGGTCATGACGACGCATCCAAGGCAGGACGTGTTACCAAACAGGCAAAGTCTCGTGGTAATGACAACCTGACTGTAGGAGACAAGAAACCACCTAAAGGGGGAAAGTAATGGAAATTTTAATCGGAATTGTTATTGCTGCTGGAGTTGGTTGGTATTTTTGGAATAAACGTAAAGATGATGTAGAATCAAATGGCGGCGGTGGTGGACACCATCATGATGGGGGCGATCATAAGTAATGTCAGCTCCAAAAAATGCCATTCCAACTCCTCGTGGTTGGGTTCATGAAACAACGGGCGAACTCTTAAAGTCTCAAGTATTATCTTCAGACTTTATTGAAACGTGGCATGGAACAAGTGAGGTTATGCCAAAATTATCTCGCGACAAAAACTTTCAACCCGCTACTGTTGTAGAAAAAATACAAACTTTACATGAAGCACCAGTAGATGAAGAGTTTGTTCCTGACGAGAAATATCAATATTTTGCTTCAGAAAATAATAATTCAAACGGAGAAAAAGAATAATGGGCGAAGAAATCGAAAAGGCGGGTTACCATCCAGCTGATACAAATGGTGACGGTAAAGTAACTCCCGAAGAACATGCAATGTATATGGAGTTCAAACGTAAAGAACTCGAAGATGCTGACGCAATGCGTGATGCACAACGTAACATGACATGGTTCGCACTATTTGGTTTACTCTTGTATCCGTTTGCAGTTGTAATGGCAGATGGTATTGGTCTAGATCAAGCATCAAAGATTTTGGGTGACATGGCTGCAACATACTTTGTATCAGTTGCTGCAATTGTCGCTGCATTCTTTGGTGGACAGGCATATTCTGCTAAAAAATAACGACAATACTTATTGTTCGATATAACTCCACGTATTGAAACCATTCGACAAATTAATAACACTATAAATACATGTGATTATGACTGAATTTAAAGGATGGTTTCGATGCGTTATTTTTTTATTAGTTTGTTAATTTTATCTTCTGGTGTTTTTGCACAGGATACTACTCCTGATCCCGTAACACCACCTGAAGATGTTATTGTTACTCAATCTACAAGTGATAGTACGATTACTACAAGATCGGATACTAAAACAACTCTTAAATCACCCCCCGCATCTGCAATCACTCCTACAATTAATACGTCAAACTCAGACCTTTGTACATTCGGTGTTGCGGGTGCCGTGCAGACACAGATACTTGGTATCTCTACCGGTACTCAGGTCACAGATGAAAATTGCGAAAGACTCAAGAATGCAAAGACACTCTACGATATGGGAATGAAAGTGGCTGCGGTGAGTGTCATGTGCCAAGACAGACGGGTTTTTGATGCGATGATGAATGCAGGAACACCCTGTCCATATGACGGTATGATCGGTGAGGATGCGAAACAAGCGTGGGCACTTGCAGAGATAAACTCTGCTGAGAACGAAGAAGGAATGACTAATGAGACTAAGACAGCTATTGGTGCTGGTGGGATTGGGGCTTTGCTCCTTGCCCTCTTACTCTGAAGAAGTATTTGGAGTAACACAAAACGCAGCTTCATTTGGTTATCAGTGGGTGATGACTAACGTTTTGCCACAACAGTCGGGACTTATGGTCAATGGTGTATTTTATCGTTATTCTACGGTAAAGGAAACCGACGATGATATGTTAGTTCATATTCAAAACGAAAATGCACGTGGTAGTGGATATATATTTCGTGAAACCGACGATTGGTCTGGATTGCCAGGCAACTCAATTACGAAGAATGTTGCAGTGCCATTAATAGGAATTGATTATTGGGGGCCGGGGTCTATTGAGGTTGAAGGAAAAGGATCGGTAGAGGACGCAGAAGTATTCTACAGTTATCAATATGATCCGTGTTTTGATCCACAGACAAGTCCAGACTGTCCTGGCTACGTCGAACCATATTTGTTGGGACAAGAAGATCCTAATGTTGTAGACCCGCTGGATGATGAGTATGTTCAAAACGAACTGGATCGAAAGGCAAACATGAGAGCGCAAGAGGAAGAGGAAGAACAAAGAGAACGACGTAGAATTGCTCAAAACGCAGAGAAGGAAGACGAACGGTTGGAAGACTTACTTGGTATAGAAATTGCATCGACTGAGTATTCTATAGAGCAGTTAGCTTTACATAAAAATTTAATGTCTTTGGCAGGATTTCCATCGACGTATAACTATTCGATTGATGGGGGAGTTTACAACGAAACTGTTGTATTGCAGGATGCATCTTTACCCAAAAATAGAAGAGCATTGAGTGTTGGCTTGGCGCAAGAATTAAAGCACCAAGAATTAGTTAATCTACAGTATGAAAAGAGTAAGTAAACGCAACAGAGGGAGAACAGTAATGTTCAATAAAACTTTTATATTATTTGTTATGTTAACATTTGGATTAAATGCACATGCTAGTACTAGCGTTCCCGTCTCTGGAACCGTGGAGTCGAAGTGTGTGGTAACACAAGATGTCGCTGGCATCTATGGTAACCCCACACCCGGCGTGCTGAGTACTGACCCCGCTGACGGTGGTGTACGCCCAGTAGTGAGATATGATGTGGTTCAAGCGAGTTACTATACCGCGAAAATCACTCATCCGGATACTTTCACTGAAAGTCCCGCATTATCTGACGTTGTATACTGGACAGGATCAGCTTCTGTCGATCAGGTATCAGATGCAGACATGTCTGCTTATGACACCAACAAAGTAGAATACAATAACGTGACGGAGTTCTTCCTGAATGTTGCTGGTTCTACTTGGTTCAAGGTTGAATCCGAAGCTACCTATGGTGTCGGTCGTGCTTTGCCTGGCGGTAACTACCAGACTGCGGTTTTAGCGGAATGTATTGCAAATTAATTTAGGATTATCCAATGCGTTATATTATGATTATGTGGGTGTTCATTTGTCAGTCAGTAATGGCTCATGAATGGACTCCCACATATCCTGTGCCAGAAATGTCACACATAGAAAATGTACTAAAGGTGGAGATGAAATTATTCAATAATCGAGAAAATGTCGAATATTTTGAAATCGGTGTTTTTGATGAGGACTGGAATAAAGTTCCTTTTGCGTTGCAAAATGGACAAGTTATAGTACGTGCTAAGTATCAAGAAAGAAAGTTTATTGATGTCTATATCAGAAACAAAGATATCAAAAGTGCGACATATGTGTGTTCGCAATCAAAACTTCTTCAAGAGGATGAAACAAAACCTTTATTTTTTTCAAGGATTTGTTCAAAAATAAAATGAGTGTGAAGAATGAGAAATTTATTTATTATCGTGATGCTCTTGTGGAGTGTAGGTGCATGGGGACAGTCCAGTTCTGTTAACCTTGCAATACCTTCATCACCACAGAGTTTTCAGTCAGATAGAGTGAGGTCCGGACAGTTTGAGTGTTCTCAGGCGATAGGGTCTTCGACAAACGTTGAATTCGGTGTGGTCGGTTTGTTGAATCAAAACGGTCCTTACGGAAATCAATTCGGTACTTCAAACATTGTGGTTGAACCCGATGGATACAATCAGAATGACTTTGTTCGAGACGTGGGTGTGTATGCGAAAATAACAGTTCCCATTGGTGCTCCAAAGAAAAGATTGGACTGTAATCGATTGTACGAGTTAGAACTACGTGCACGAGAATTAGAAATTAAAAAACTAGAAGCCGAAGTTGCAAATCTACGCAACATGAAATTCGCAAACGACGGTCAATAAAAAAATGTTATACAATAATAAAAAGAGCATTAAAAATGATGGAAGTCGCAGCAGCAATTCAGGTCGCTGGAGTTGCTTTTAAAGGTATAAAATCTGTCTTAGAACAGGGAAGAGAAATTGGCGAAACGGTTGAATATTTTGCTCAGTTTTATGAAGCGAAAGATTCTATATTGGACAAAGGAATACAGAACAAAGAAGCGAGTCGCAATTTTCTAAGAATTTTTAAAGGATCAAGTGTAGAGGCAGAAGCATTAAGAATAACTGAAGCAAAATATAAATTCGCTGCGATGGAAAAAGAGTTGCGAGAACATTTAATATACACTGGTCAATCGAATTTCTATTATGATATGTTGAGAGAACGTAGAAATATTCGTCAAGAAAGAACCAGACAAAATATTATAAAAGCGAGACGAAGAGC